TTTAGAGCCGGCGGAGGGATTCGAACCCCCGACCAGCGGTTTACAAAACCGCTGCTCTACCACTGAGCTACGCCGGCTTATTTCTATTATTTCGTGAAGATTTTCTACTACCCGAATTTTTATAAGTTTTAGTTAAAGAATGACAATTTGGACAAACCACTCGTAGATTCTCTCTCAAATTATTGTGAGCATCACCATCAATATGGTCAATATCCAAAGGATAAGTATTTGTGAATTCATTCTTTTTACTCCATCCACAAATAGAACAAGAATTTTGTGATTCAGACAATAAAAATTTTCTCATCCAACTTGGTATTTGTGTTCCACCTTTCCGAACAAAATTTTTTCCATCGAACCATTCTTTAATTCTTACTTTTGTTGTATAATCATTTTGACAATGATTATTACAAAAAGTATTCCGAGAGGGAATATCCTTATTACAATTTTTACAAACTTTCATACGACCGTAATTATAATATAAATATCGGTCGATGTCAAAGAACTTTACTCTGAAATATCCCTCTTATCAATATCGTAGAGGGAAATTTCTTCGTTTTTCCAAGACTTCCAAACCTCAAAATTTTTCAGTTCATTAAGAACTTCATTTCTGACAAGGGTGTATCCCTCAGGGGCAACACCTTTGTATCGATTTCTTTTGAGCTCTTCTCGACTCGGTTTCATATTTTTAGTACCCCGAAAAGGATTCGAACCTTTGACCTACGCATTAGAAGTGCGTTGCTACTATCCAGCTGAGCTACCGGGGCTTATTTCTTGTACAAATATAAGAAACAATTTTCAAAGTTCCAAATATTTTTTTGCGGAGGCTCAGGGATTCGAACCCCGGGTACCCTTTCGAGTACGCTTGTTTTCAAGACAAGTCCATTTAACCACTCTGGCAAACCTCCAATGTTGGTATAAATATACATCAAATTTCTCTTATCTAAATAATAGTTCTCTGTGTAAGAAATCACATAGGTAATTACGACAGGTGTCAGGTCTAATTTCGTAGACAGAACAACTCCTTGTTGCGGAATTGTAAAGAACACAAGGTTTTCTTTCTTTTTCCAAATCAACCTTGAATGCGGGATAATTGAAACGTTCTTGCCAAACAAGTTTATCGGGAAATAGTTTTGAACCTTCTTCATAATCGTAAAAAACCTCATCGAAACCAACAGTCCTACCAAGTTTTTCAGATATGTTCACCAAAAATTTTTCATAATCTTCGATTGGACCCATAATCCAATTTCTGTCTTCAACATGACAACAACTACCGTCGTAGTTTTCTTTACCAAAACATTTAAAACTACAAAGATGTCCGTGATTATTCATACAACAAAAATACGAAAAAAAATACAATAAAAAAAGGGTCCGAAGACCCTTTTGACCGGAGGTGTAAAAAAATTACTCTGCCGATGCTTCTTCTCCTTCTACTTCTACAACTTCTTCAGTTACAACTTCTTCAGTTACAACCTCTTCCTCAACTACTACAGTTGTGTCTACAGTCTCTTCAACAGCAGGCTCAACAGTTTCGTTAGCACAAGAAGCCAAGATAGCCAAAGCGAAAACAGATGCGATGATGTGTTTCATTTTGAATCTTATAATTTTGTTAGTGAATTTTAATCCATAATAATTATTTGTCAAGTAGGTAAAAATAAAGTGGTCAAAATCGACCACTTTAAAATTACCCAAGTGGAGGTGGTGGAATTCGAATCCACGTCTTGCTCAGTTTACCCATAAAGGACTACATGCTTAGGTCAGGGTTTCTCTTACCCTCCGAAATATTTGGTTCCTTTTTTTCCATCGTCACCAACAACTGTGGAGGATTCACTCAAATCGGTAGAACCCTAAACAGTACCTCCATTCCTTTTTGGGTAGGAACCACACCGTAGGGACTTCTGTTTCTAGGTTATATGTCCATCGACCCATTGTTAAAATAGCCTTAGGCTACAGTAACTTCCTCAGCAGCGAGAAGACCCACTGCCTCGAGTTTTGCGAAAGTTTCGCCGTTTGGTTTTTGCATCCATAGATTAAGGTGATAGGAAACATCTCACCGCATGCCCCGTATGACTAACTCTGCCAATCAATACCGTTCACCCCCATATTTCAAAGAACACTACAAATATACGATAATTAAAGTTCGATAACAAGTTGTTTTCTCTCGTCACCCGCAAATTTGTGGTATTTTAAACTACTACCACTTTTCAAGGTAGTTGTTACAACCACGTTCATACTTACCATATGTTCATATTGCTCGATGACACATGCAAGAGTTGCAAAAAAATTGTCTTGTTCTCTCACTTGAAATCTAAATCCTGGATGAGGTCTGAAGGGATTTGATTTGTCGGTTAGAGTATAGAGTAGTGGTTGAGTGGCTCTTCTACACATAGATTCAATTTCGTCCATCTCAAGAACTTCCAAGTTTCTCGAGTCGGTTGTTCTTCCCAGCGCGTGGTTTGTGACATACCAAGTCACAAACTGAACACCTAAGTCTTCATTAACTTCGATGGGTATTGCACTTGGTGGAATATATTCCAACACCAAATCTTTAAATGAATCTAAGAGTTTCATATCCATAAATACAAAAAGGGGGGGAATAAACCCCCCCTTTCAAAAAACTCCGATTTTAAAAAGAAAGTTTTTGGACTTTCGTATCTACACCTCAGCCGTCTAATCGGTAACCTCCTGAGGAATTAGTTGTACAAATATAAGTATTTATATTGATATGAACAAACTTAGAGAGCAAAATTCTGAAAAAAAAGATTTCAAATCTCTTTTATTGGATTTTATCAAGGGAAAGGATGACGGTGAGGAACTGTTAGATTTTCCTTATGTGGACCATATCCGCGTTGCTCCTAAGAGATACGATTCCACAATTGTATTTGATATTGAGGAATATCCTGAATTCTTTTCTACAGATTATCCTGATTGGGACCTTATTAGGTGTGTAATGAAAAATGAGATTTGTGATGTTTTTCTTGATTCTAGTTTTGACAATTTCAGTGAAGGGGAATATTGGTTGGGTGAGTTTGCACCATCGGGTAGTGATTTGAGAAATAAGTTCATCGAAATATACAGGGTTGTGAATCCTGATTTTAGTATTAACCAAGATTATAAGACCACAGAATTAGATAATTCTATTCTTTTGAGTTTGGCAGGAAATATAATTTCAAGGTATATGGACATTGATTACGAGTTTAGGAATAAGAATGGTACTCAAAATATAAGAAAAGAAATTTTGAAAGATGCTGAAAAGATATTTTCACCCTATGGTGTAACCTTAGATTTGGTCAACGATAAATTGAGAATATCTGCGGGAATGTTGTATTATTGGTTGAAATATTTTGACAAAGGATTTACAGATTTCAAAGAGGAGTTTATTTCATTCACCAAAAAAATGGATAACGATAGGTTTACGGGATGGGATGAGGACAAATATGAATTTGATACTAATGAGTATATGCAAACTGATGAGTACATAAGTGCCGTATCCGATTTGATTGATGAACTCTATGAGGAAGTTACTGAGTTTAAGGACCCCGAGAAACGTAAGAAGGTTAATGAGATTTGGAATAAATACAGCAAATACTCAAATCACCCTATCACAGGAGGTAGTTTTAGAATTATAGAATATGATATTGCTAAAGATGTGTTTACAATTGTCTTACGGGGTCAGGGATATCAAAATAGTACCATTCAAGTTAAACCTGATGACTTTTATACTTGGTTACAAAATTATACATTGAATTTTGAATCTAGAAATATTTTACTATCTTTGCGTAAAATATTATCCTGATGACTCACGACAAAATTGAATTCCTAAAAGAAGTATTATCAGTACCCACAGCAACCTACCGAGAGGGTATGATGGTTGAGTTCATCTGTGATTGGCTCAAAAACAAAGAAATCCCTCACTATGTGGACGAACAACTTAACGTTTATGCCACCAAACAAACCGATAAAAACATCGAGTTTTTTCCCTGTGTGATTTCCCATACCGATACCGTCCACGGGCTAAATGAAATTAATGTCCGTGAAGAATTCTTGTTGAATTCTCAGAAAGAATCAAAACTTTCACTCAAAGCCTACGACAACCACGGAAATCCCACAGGTATCGGTGGGGACGACAAAGCCGGTGTTTTTGCCTGTTTAACTCTTTTGGAAGAACTTCCAAATGTAAAGGCGGCATTCTTTGTCTCTGAAGAAACTGGATGTCACGGGTCCAAAGTTGCCGACCCCGAGTTTTTCAAAAATGTTGGATACGGAATTCAATTTGATGCCCCTGAGAACTGGATGGTTACAGAATATTGTTGGGGACAACAGTTGTTTGACCGTGAGAGTGAGTTTTTTGAGGTCTGTGATACTATCTTGACCGAAGGTATGGGTGAGGACCGTGAATACCTTGTTCATCCTTATACGGACGTTTATGCTCTTCGTGGTAAGTTCGATTTCTCTTGTATCAACTTCTCAATTGGATATTATGACTACCATTCAAGTCGAGAGTACGTGGTTATTGAAGATGTATTCAACGGAATCGAAATGGGTAGAAAAATGATTGAACAACTCGGGTATAAAAAACACCACAAAGAAGTTGGAAAACAAACAAATCGGTTTGTATTTTAATTTATCGCAAATATTGGGTGGGGAGAAAATCGATACCTATTGTCGACGCCGTAAAACCATATTTTGATAGAACTTTATTATCGAGAAATTCATCGATTTCATTTTTAAGTTCATCTTTTACGGTGTCGGCAAAGTCAGAGCCTTCAATAGAATCTATGTATTCGAAATTGACGTTTTCATAAGCACCATTTTCTGAATTCCAGGTTCTCCCTCCTCCTGTCGTACCAACGTCGGCAATAAAGTCGATAATTCCCCCATATCTTAAGGATTCCACATCGTAAAGATAAACTTTGAAGGGAAAGGTATAAGAATTACAAACCTTACAACGAAACACTTTACCTTCAACCATATTTTTGATTTCATCTCTTACTTTTTCAGGACCACCCAAGTAATACACCAAATATGGGAAAATGTTAGAAACAACACCCATTTTAACCAACTTTCGGTTCAAATCTGATGAAGGACCACCCTCTTTATCCCAAATCTTTTTTATTACCTCATATTTTTTATTTGAGTCATCGTCAAATACAGTAATTGGGTTTCTCTCTTCTTTTAAATTTTTGGGTTCGTTGTTGTGGTTGCACTGATGACAGATGTAGGGGTCGTGACCACCTTCAGAGAGTTTCCATGACCAACCACAGTTGTCACAAATTACTTTACCATTTTTTACTTCTTCCTGTAAAACTCTTCTGATGAGGTCTCTCATAGTCTATAAATATAAAAGGGGGAACATTTGTCCCCCCCTTTTTAATTCCGTCATATTGATTTTATCCACAATAACCACCAATGTCAAATTGTCTGTTACCGTCGTAAATTAAGAAAATAATGATTGCCAGTAAAACCACCAACCAAATGTAACTTCTCCAGTCACCTTTTGGTTTAACGTAAGGAGTTGCAGCTGCGTTGATAACAGGTTGTTCTTGGATATCTTTTTTTCCTGATTCTGCATCTACTACTATTGTTTCGATTTCTGAGTCTGTTTTTGGTTTTTTGAATTTTGCGAATTGAGTTTTTACCTCATCTCTAATTTCTGATGGTATTGCGGTGAAAAACGCTTGAACCCCATTTTTAGCACCCTCATCAAATGACTTTTTCATGATTGATTGAAATGGTCTGGGGAAAAGTCTTAAAAGTCTTTCACCTCTTCTTGTGTTTTTAGCAATACGATTTTTGATTTTTTGGCACTGTTGGGTCTTATCTTCACCTTGTTGCTCTTCAATCACTCTTCTGATGATATTTGTCAAATCGGATTCTGTTATTCTTATAACTTTTTTCATAAAAGTATTTTAGTTATAAATATTGTTGTAAACAAAAAAGGGGGACTTTCGTCCCCCCCCTTTTTTGTTAAGAGATTTTCACCTCTTCTTCTACCACCTTTAGGGTGTATTTTCGGTTTTCTTTGAGTTTACCAATCAGGATAAGTTCTGATAGGTAGTCTTCGATTTTGTCTTGGATGGCACGTTTTACTGGTCGTGCACCGTAGACATCATCAAAACCGACTTTTGCAATGTATTCGGTAACGGTGGGGTCCATTACCACTTTGTACTTCATCTCACCCAAACGCTTGGTAAGTTTGCCAAGTTCAAGACCAACGATTTTCTCGATGTTTTCCTTTGTAAGGGTTTGGAACACGATGGTGTCGTCGATACGGTTGAGGAACTCAGGGGAGAAGAAGTTCTTCATTTCCTTCATTAGGATTTGTTTCTTGGCCTCCTCGTTTGAGTACTTGTTGGAGGAAAAACCGATGCCAGCTCCGAAGTCTTGAAGTTTCTTGACTCCGAGGTTGGTTGTCATAATGATAAGGGTATTCTTGAAGTTGATTTTGCGACCCAAAGAATCGGTTGCGTGACCATCATCAAGAATCTGAAGTAGGATGGAGAAGATGTCCTTGTGGGCTTTTTCCACCTCATCAAACAGGATAACAGCGTAAGGCTTGTTTTTGACCTGTTCGGTGAGTTGTCCACCTTCTTCATATCCGACGTATCCTGGAGGTGCTCCCACTAAACGAGATACGGTGTGTTTCTCTTGGTATTCACTCATATCCACACGGATAAGAGCGTCCTCTGAGCCAAACATCTCTTTTGCGATTTGTTTAGCCAAGTGAGTCTTACCCACACCTGTTGAACCCAAGAAGATAAATGAACCAATCGGACGGTTGGGGTCTTTGATTCCGATGCGGTTACGACGGATTGATTTAACAATCTTGCCGACAGCCTCATCCTGACCGATGACCTTTTCCATAAGGACCTTGTCCATATTGATAAGTGAGTTGGTGTCGTCAATCGACATTTTGCTCACAGGGATTTTGGTCATATTGGAAACCACGTCGTAAACTTGTTCTACTGTGATGGGGATACGTGTGCTGGCAGACTCCTGTTCGAATTTGCGTTTTTCCTCATCGAGTTTGGCAAGGATTTTACGTTCCTTGTCTCGAAGGGCTGCAGCTTCTTCATAGTTCTGCTTTTTAACAACGTCCATCTTCTGTTGTTTGATTTCCGATGCTTTGAGTTTGAGTTCCTCAATCACCTCGGGAATCTTCTGTTCGGTCTGACTACGAGCACCCACCTCATCCAAGATGTCGAATGCTTTGTCTGGGAACTCTCGGTCGGTAATGTAACGGTCAGCGAGTTTAACACAGAGTTCAATAATCTCTTGAGAGTAGGCCACCTTGTGGAATGCCTCGTAACGGTCCTTGATGTTGGTGAGAATCTGAATGGTCTCCTCAACAGAAGAAGGGTCAACAATTACCTTTTGGAATCGACGCTCCAAAGCTCCGTCCTTTTCAAAGGACTTACGGTACTCGTCCAAAGTGGTGGCACCGATACATTGGATTTCTCCACGAGCAAGAGCGGGTTTGAAGATATTCGAACCGTCCAAACTACCTGAAGAGTTGCCTGAACCAATCAACGTATGAATTTCATCAATGAAGACAATGATGTTGGGGTTTGCTGAGAGTTCCTCAAGGATTACTTTGAGACGTTCCTCAAACTGACCTCGATACTTGGTCCCTGCCACCACAGCGGTGAGGTCCAAGTTGACAATACGCTTGTCAAGAAGGTTCTTGGGACATTCTCCATTTACAATAAGAGATGCCAAACCCTCCACAAGGGCGGTTTTACCTGAACCAGGTTCCCCCAAGATAATTGGGTTGTTCTTTTTCCTACGAGACAGGATTTGAGCAATACGAACAATTTCTTTCTCTCTACCGATAACGGGGTCGAGTTTACCTTGTTCTGCCAGTTTATTCAAGTCCCGAGAGAAGTTATCCAATACTGGTGTTCCCGAGTCCGAACTTGGTTTCTTTTTACCGAGTGCCTTGTCGTCGTCGTCTACTGTGTCGTTCATGATTATTAAAATTGATTTGTACAAAGGTTAATCAAAAAAAGGACAATTCCAAACCTGTGTCAGAATTTTTTCCTAAATTGACACATTGTCAGTATTTTATTTTCAAAAACATTCTTTTCAGACATTATGTCAGTTTTATTGTTTTGGTACAGAGGTTGACTATTATCGGTCACCAATAAATCTAAAACTATTTATGATTATGAGACACAGAAGAAATTTTTTTGGAGGATTCCAAGACATCGATGACATCTTCAAAGCATTCTTTGGGGGAGAACCAAGTATTCCAGGTAAAAATACCATAAAAAATGGAACCGATGAAAACGGTGATTGGACAAAAGAGACCTATACATCTGAAGATGGATTGATTCAAATCACTTCATTTATCAGAACTTCGGGACTCGGTGGTCCTCAAGAAGAGAAGAACGAGTTAAAGTCACTTAAGAAACAACTCCAAAGAGCGGTAGAGAACCAAGAGTTTGAAACTGCGGTTGAGCTCCGAGATAAAATTAAATCATTGGAGGAGAACAAGGAAAAGATTGGAGAATTGGAAACCCAACTTCAAAACGCAATAAACGAACAAAATTTTGAAAAGGCTATCGAACTTAGAGATGAACTCAAAAAGTTGAAATAACTTTCAATAACCCACGGTTTTTTTTCACCCTCGGCGAAAGTCGGGGGTTTTTTATATTTATATGTTATGAACCTAAAAGAAGAAATATTGAGAATTAAGGAAGTGATGGGTGTTTCACAAGATGTTGAGGATGTAACCACCAGTGAAGTTGACGAGAACGAAATCACCGAGAGATGTTGGAAAGGCTACACTCAGAAAGGTATGAAAACTATGTTTGGTAAACGATACCCTAACTGCGTTAAAAAAACTAAATAATATGGGAGTAAAAAAAGAAACTATCGAAGGAACCAAGATAATCAACGAGATTGATTCCACAACAATCATCAAAAGTACCTACGATACCGAATCGAAAGAAATGATGGTTGAATTTAAAAACGGAACCAAGTATCAATATCAAGAGGTTCCTCACTCTACTTATACACAGTTCAGAATGGCCGAATCACAAGGGAAATTTTTCTCGAGTGACATCGCCAAGAAATTCAAATACGCTAAACTCTAACCAAGAGGTATTTATTGGGGATGGCAGAGTTATCCACCATATTACAAAGTTTCACAGTAAGAGATACACTTAACCCCAAAGTGTGGTTAAACTATGATGATGCAAGTGAGGCTAAAATGAAACCCAAAGTTCGTGAGGCACTCCTAAAAATTGCGGAAGCATTTGAAGAAACCCTTGTTGAAGATTTGGAAGTGGAGGATATCATCCTGACGGGAAGTCTTTCAAACTACAATTGGTCTGAGTTTTCAGATTTTGACCTCCATTTGGTTATCGATTACAAACAATTCGGTAAACAAGCACAACTCTACAGAGATTTGTTTGGTTTAAAAAAACAAATTTTTAACGAAAAACACGATATCAAAATCTATGGATATCAAGTGGAGCTTTACCCACAAGACTCAGAGGAAGCACACTTCGCATCAGGAGTATATTCCGTCCTTAATGACGAGTGGATAACCAAACCCTCGAAAGAAAAACCACAGTTGGAAAGAAGTGTTTTGACAAACAAAATTGATTCGTGGAAAGAGAAAATCGAGAACCTCATTACCAATGTCAAAAAAACAGGACTCAAAGCCAACGAAGAAAAAATTGATAAGTTAAAACAAAAACTTAAAGATTACCGTAAGTCAGGACTTGAGAAAGAGGGTGAATATTCCTATGAAAACTTGGTCTTCAAATACCTCAGAAGGTCTAAACTTTTGGAAAAACTTTACGATACTGTAAGTCGTCAAATGGACAAAGAATTGTCGGTTGAAGTCAAATTAGTGGATTAAAGCCATTATTTGATATTTATTTATTAAAGTTATTATTAACCGACAATATTTATAGAAAAAAAAGTCCATGGCATTGAACTATTTTATTGGAACTTCTTGTACGGGTCAACCCTCGAGATTCTTTGCGACAACCGCTGTTATACAAACGAATAAGATTTACGAATTGTTGGCGGGGTCCACAAATATCGGATGCTGGACTCTATATCCTTACGAGGAGACCTCTTTAGCCCAAGTTGTAACCGTATTCAATGGTCCGTGGGAAAATTGTATTGATTGTGGTGCTGATTTAACACCAACACCTACAGGGTCACCGACCTCCACACCAACTAATACACCAAGTAACACCCCCACAAACACACCAACGCCGACCAATACTCAAACACCAACCAACACACAAACTCAGACACCGAGTAATACTGCAACACAAACTCAGACTCCAACACAAACTCAGACTCCAACACAAACTCAGACTCCAACCAATACTCAAACACCAACACAAACCCAAACCGGTACACCAACAAATACACCAACTCCGAGTATTACCGCATCTAACACACCAACTCCGAGTATTACCGCAACTCAAACTCAAACTCCAACTAACTCACCGTCTTCAACACCAACTCAAACCCCAACTAACACCGCAACTCAAACTCAAACTCCAACTAACACCCCAACACCTACTACAACAACAACTTTAACTGCAACACCAACTCAGACGGCAACACAAACCTCTACACCAACACCGACTCCAACACCATTTGGTGTTTTTGAGGTGGATGTTCAGTATGAGGCAAATGCATGTGTAGATTGTGATGGTGTTATAACCACCCCACCTTATCCACATCCGGCCGATTGGGTACCCGTTGGACCTGATGGTGAAAAACAAGGTACAGTTATCGATTTAAGTGCTGTACAATTGGGTGGAATGCACGGCCTTAACAACTAAAATTAAATAAAGAAAAACCATGGCAAAATTAAAACCTATCGGTAGTGAAAAATTAGAAGGTACCGAGAAATTAAAAAGAATTATGGAAATCGCCACTTACAGAATGCCATCAAACGGCCTTTCTGAAAGTACTTCAGATTATTCTATAAACTTAGCGGACGGTATGAACTATCACATCGTTAAAGAAAAAATGGGTTATATTATCAAAAGAGGACTTAATGAGTCTACTTTGGATTATATCGAGCCAATGAAAAACAGAAAGTATTATTCTTCATATTCACAAGCACTCAAAAAATTAAATTTGATTGTTAAAGAAACTAATGAATTGAATGGTGAAACTGAAGAAGTAAAACTTTTTGGTGAACAAAAAAAGTTTGTTCTAAAAACACCAACCCCACCAGCACCTGAAGTTGCAGAACCAGCGGTTCCCGCAGTACCTGCGGCTCTTCCTGAGCCCGAACTTCCAATGGATGACATGGGTATGGAAGATATGGATATTGACACCGAAGTGGATATGGAACTACCATCAGATGAACCAATGAGTGGTGTTGAAGATATGGAAGAAAAAGTATCCTTCAAGGTGATTCAAAAATTGACAGGAAAACTTACTCAGAAAATGAGAGCGTTAGAGGACCAAGAGGGTATGACCTCTGAAGACATCAAATATGTTATCAATATGGTATTGTCCGCAGTTGACCTTAATAAATTGGAACCTGAAGATATGGAAGACATCGTTTCTAAGTTTGAAGACATGGAAGCTGATGTTGATATGGACATGGACACCGATATGGGTGAACCCGAAATGGATTTGGATATTGATTCGGAAGTTTCTATGGAAGAACCAATGGAAGGAATGGGTTCTGAGGATTATGATTTTCATTCCGTAAAAGAGAGTAAAATCGACAAGGTTTTGAGTAAGTACTTTGAAGTAACAGATTCAGAAGTTGAATTGTCAAAGAGATTATTCGAAGAAAGACAAGTTGAAACGAAAAAAAGAATCAACTCGACTGTAACTAAAATTGAAAATCTATCTGAAACAATCGAACAAGAATTAGCTGGTAAGAAATTTTTAGAGGAGAATGTAGATTTTGAGTTTGTTGGAAGAACTAACAAGAAAAATTTGGTATTCGAAAGTAAAAATAAACAAGTTAGAATTTCTGTTGAAGGGATTGTTTTATGAGGTATCTAACTTATATCAATGGACTAGGTCCTGATTATAAGGGAAATAATCTCTACGAATTTATCTTTTCAGAAAATTTGGACGTTTGGGGTACATCATGGGAGGCATCTCCATCAAGTGGTTACCCCACACCTCCCGATTTGGAGTTTATAAAAAAAGTTGGAGTACTTAGAAATTCTGAAATGAAATTGGAATTGGTACAAAACTCAGACTATTTCAATATGTCCGATGCCATGGACGGTGTGATTGCTTTAGGTTGGGAAATAGAAGACTTTGAAGAAAACAAAAGATTGGTGTTCAAGTTTGGTGAAGAAGAAGATTCAGTAAAAAATAAATTATACGAAAAGGACTTAATTTTGGAGTTCGAAAAAAACGTTGTCTATGAAAACTAAAGATAAGATTATCAAATTAGTTGAAATGGGTCTTTCTTCAGAGACCGTGGTAAAACTTAATGAAACACAAATTGATACTTTACTTGCTAAATTATCTTTACTTGAACAAGGTGCTGTGATGATTTCCGCAGAAAAGGCAACTCAGGACCCTGGTAAGTTGAAAGATTTAACTTCTCGAGGAATCAACGTTCGCATAGAAGGGGAAGTTTCTGAGGATGATGTAGAAGTAACTGGTTCTGCTATGGGTGGTGCAACCACACAAGCACCTCATCAAATTATGGCACCCGATGGTATGTCTGACGACAGTGATTCTGAAATTGACAAATATGAAGACATGACCGAATCAGAGGATGAAAATAATCCTTGGGCAATATGTCACGCACAGTTGGGACCAAAAAAGAATGCCAAGTTCGAAAGATGTGTAAGACAGGTCAAGAAAAGTTTAAAAGAGGGAAAATCCCCAATGGATTTTTTTATTGAAGAAGAAGTTGTATCTTTGGTTGAAAATTATTTGGAACCAAAAATGACTAAATCTGAAATTTTAAATATGGTTGCCGAACAAGGTGTTATTCGCCGTTCGGTTTACAAACCTAAATCCAAGAGGGGTAAAAGTATCAAAATGAGCCGACCTATTGGTGATTTGGGTATGTTACAATCGATGGGTGAAGCAGAAACTGAAACCGCCCCAACCAAACCAACGACAAAACCTGATACGAAACCACGTACTCGTCCTGCACATCCAGGAAAAAAACCTTTCGAAGGACCTAATCCAGCCCCAAAAGCAACCAAAAAGGAAATTGAGTCCGCAAAAAAAGATGTTATGAAATTAATTCAAGATATTCTTCGTGATGGCAAAAAGTAAAAAAATATCAGAACAAATAGATTACGGAGATTATCCTGAACGAATGGACCCAAGTCTCGAGAGAAAACTTCGAGACCCTGAAAGTCCTTATGCCAAAAACCCCGCACTACCAAGAGGAAGTGAGGATGTACAACGTTTAGTAACTAATCGTTTCAAACAAGTTGTTGACAAAGTCCGTCAAGTCACTGGTCGGGAAAGTATCAATTCACCTATGTTGGGACGTATGTTGGTTTCAGAAATGTACCAAAAAGTTCCGATGGTAATGCAAATTGAGTCTCGTCATAAGGACGCTCTTGAACAATTGGCAATTGAAGCGTCTTTGGAAGATTCACAAGTACCCTCTGAATGGTTTATTATTGAGGCGTACCTTAATCGTGAACCCATTGATGTGAGTAATTTTAGATACGAAGCCGAGGAACTTGAGGAAAAAAACGAGGAAGAGGCACAAAAAATTATGATTGATGCGGGTTTTGATATTGATGAAGTCACCCCTGAAGAAGCTCTTGAGTTAGAAAAACATAAGAGAAACATCATCAACGCAATTATTCAGGGTTCAGCTAAGAAAGGACATTTCCTATTTCAAAAGCCTGAGGTACGGGCTAAATTGGATGAGATTGACCCACGTCTATATCCGGCTTACTTAGAAATTATGTCTTTAAATGATTTCATGTATTTCACTATGGAACAACTTATCGACATGATGAGTCAGACGGGACAGGGTGTTGCGGGTAAAGTTGAACTTGATGATGCTGGTGACGATGGATTCGAAGACGAGGAAGATTCTTCACCCGACACCGTAATCAAAGCCTATGGTATGATGTTCCCAATTGTATGTCATGAAATAATCAAAGGTTTGGAAGAGGCTAAAGGAAGATATGGTTTGCCTGAAGACCCCTCAACGAGAGAAAAGGTTATGGGACAGACTGATACCCTTCCTATGGAATCATGGTCTCTTAGAATTGGTCCTCAAATCGTTGAGAAAATTAGATTCGCACTTCCCGATGAGATTTATGATGAGGAAAATAAAGGTCTTATGAACTGGTTCCAAATGGAACTGTATAAACTACCTGCCGAGGAATTTTTGACTATTATCGGAAACGCAATTTCAGAAGATACTGCGAAAATCGCTAAAGCGACCGATGAATTCCGTGAGTTAATCAAAACCGCAAAAAAGAACAAAGAAGATTACGAAGATTTTGATTCTGATGAGGATTCTGAGGATGACGGATTAGACTTCTTGGCAGGTTTGGGTATATCCCGTCCTGACTAAGACTTCATGACAAAAGAACAAGTTTTAATTGAGTATAAAAGGTGTATGAAAAGCACCCCTTATGCTCTAAAAACATATCTTCAAACTTACGATAATACAGTTTCCCGTTATGTTCCTTTAGAGTTATTTCAGGACCAAATACAATTGGTTGAGGATTACGAGCAATTCAATGAAAACATTGCGTTAAAGTATCGACAAGCGGGTGTTTCAACAGTTACTGCCGCTTGGGCGAGTAAAAGACTGGCCTTTGCTCGTAAAGAAAAACCAGAAAAAATTCTTATAATTGCCAACAAACTTGATACTTCTGTCGAATTTGCAAATAAAATTCGTGGATTTACCGAACAGTGGCCAAATTGGGTTGGTATTGGGTTTGCACCTGAGAAAAACTCGGCAAGACACTTTAAACTTTCAAATGGTTGTGAGGTAAAGGCCGTTGCAACTTCACGGGACGCACTTCGTGGATACACCCCCACTACACTTATCTTTGACGAGGCGGCCTTCATCGAGGCCGATAGTGATTTTTGGGCTGCTTGTATGGCATCTCTATCAACAGGTGGTAAAGTTGTTGTTATATCCACCCCCAACGGATTTGACCCAATTTATTATGAAATCTATGACCAAGCCCTTCGTGGGATGAATGATTTCAAAATAACTGAAATGTATTGGTATCGTGACCCACGTTATACCAAAGATTTATACATGGTCAAAACAAATGATTTGGTTCATTTTCTCTTGAACAAACATGAATACCCAAGTGATGCGGTAATTGACTTGTCAGGTGAAAACCATCGGGAAAGAAATTTAGAAGTGCTTCACAAATATATTGAAGATGGATACAAACCCTGTTCTTCTTGGTTTGAGAGTATGGTAAAAAAATTGAAGTACGACCGTCGTAAGGTTGCACAGGAATTGGAGTGTAACTTTTTGGGTTCGGGTGATAACGTATTTGATTCTCAAATGCTACAAGACATTCAAAAAAATGATGTTCGAGAACCAAGCGCTAAATTAGTCGGGGGTCAACTTTGGATTTGGAAAGAACCGGTCAATGGTCATAAGTATGTTATGGGGATTGACGTATCAAGAGGAGATTCAGAGGATTTTTCTTGTATTGAAATAATTGATTTTGATGAAAAAGAACAAGTCTTGGAATTTGTTGGGAAAATACCTCCCGATACATTAGCCGAAATTGCTTACAAATGGGGTATCATGTATAGTGCTCTTTGTGTTATTGATTTAACGGGGGGTATGGGAGTGGCCACCGCACGTAAGTTACAGGAAATGGGTTATGAAAATTTTTACTTTGATGGTGTTGACATGGCAAACAAATGGAAATATGACCCTCGAGTTAAAGAAAAAATTCCTGGTATTAACTTCAATAACAAACGGGTTCAAATTATTGCATCATTTGAAGAATCTATGAGACACGAATTCAAGGTTCGTTCAAGTAGATTAGTAAATGAAATGGGTACCTTTGTCTACATCAATGGTAGACCTGACCACCAAAAAGGTCATCACGACGATTGTATTATGTCCATAGCGATGGCTACTTATGTTGCTGAGGCTGCATTCCCCTCCTTAGTTAAAGTTGTTAATCACACCAAGGCAATGCTAGATTCTTGGTCGACAATCGTAACAGAAAATAAAGAAAAGTCAGAATACTTCAACCCTTCATTACCACAATTTAGTCAACCCGGAATGCCAAATTCAAGAACTTACGAGGCAACAAGAAATGATTATATGAAGTATGGTTGGTTATTTGGAAGGTAAAAGTATTTATAATAATCCATAAAGGATTAAGTTTGAGGTTATAATGGAAAATAAAAATTTTACGGTCTGGCAAAGGTTGACAAGGGCTCTCGGTCCTGATGCCTTAATGAACCAAGATTTTCCTGTCTACAAGTTAGATAAAAAAGAGTTACTCAGAACAACTGACAAGGCCGAATACGAAAGAGAGAAATTACAAGCCCGTCAATCTTTTTATTTAGCAAATCAATTTGCTAAGGTTGAAAACAACCTTTACACTCAAGCAATCTACTACGAACCAAACCGTTTGGCTTCGTACTATGATTACGAGTCAATGGAATACACTCCTGAAATATCAGCCGCGTTAGACATTTATGCCGAAGAATCTACCACACCTAATGAGGATGGTCAAATTCTACAAATTTACTCAGAATCAAAGAGAATCAAATCTGTTTTGGCAGATTTGTTTAACAACACTTTGGACATTAACACCAACTTACCGATGTGGACAAGAAACACTTGTAAGTATGGTGATAATTTTGTTTACATGAGATTGGACCCTGAAAAGGGTGTAATTGGATGTCAACAATTACCGAATATAGAAATCGAACGATTCGAACAAGGATTATCTACAAGAAACGCTTCAGTTGGTGTTCCTCAAAACAACACTGATGATAAGGGTTTAAGATTTACTTGGAAAACTCAAAATATGGAATTCCAACCATGGGAAGTTGCCCACTTTAGATTATTGGGTGACGATAGAAAACTTCCGTATGGTACTTCGATGTTGGAAAAATCTCGTCGTATTTGGAAACAACTTTTGTTGTCTGAGGATGCGATGTTAATATATCGTACCTCTCGTGCCCCTGAAAGAAGGATTTTCAAAGTTTATGTTGGAAACATGAACGATGATGATGTTGAGGCTTACGTACAACGTGTAGCCAATAAGTTCAAAAGGGAACAAATTGTTGATTCTAAAACCGGAAATGTAGACATGAGATTCAACCAAATGGCTGTGGACCAAGACTACTTTATTCCCGTAAGAGACCCAGCACAACCATCACCGATTGACACTCTTCCAGGTGCACAGAATCTTTCTGAAATTGCTGATATTGAGTACATTCAAAAGAAGTTGGTAACCGCTCTACGAATACCTAAAGCATTTTTAGGATTTGAGGAAGTTGTTGGCGATGGGAAAAGTTTAGCACTTCAAGATATTCGTTTTGCTCGTACTATCAACAGAATTCAAATGTCGATGGTTCAGGAGTTGAACAAGATTGCTATTGTTCACCTTTTCCTGTTGGGATTTGAAGAAGAGATTTCAAACTTTACTTTGGGACTTACGAATCCATCAACTCAAGCCGACCTTCTTAAGGTTGACATTTGGAAAGAAAAAGTTCTTCTTTACCGTGATTTGGTTAGTGACCCAGGAAATGGAATTCAACCAGCATCTTCGACATGGGCGAAAAAGCACATCTTCAACTGGTCCGATGATGAAATCAGAACAGACCTTCTTCAACAAAGAATGGAAAGAGCAATTGGTGAGGAACTTAAGAATACCCCAACTGTTATCTCTAAAACCGGATTGTTTGACCAACTTGATAAGTTGTACGGTAACAAACCAGGTGAAGGTGCACCTCAAGCACCTCCGGGAGAGGTTAGTGAACCTGCAGCCGCTGCGTTTGGTGGTGGAGGTGGTGGTTTCGAACCCGGTCCTGAACTCGGTGGTGAGTTAGGTGGTGAAGAACTTGGTGGTGGTGAAGCCGCACCTGAAACTCCCCCCGCTGGTGAGGCAGAAATCACTCCTGAATCAAAAGAAGGTAAGGATATGAATCTTTTAATTGAGACTGATTTATATGGTAGTAAATTCCTTAATTTGGGGGTTGCTCAACAAAGTTTGGGTAAAATCGGTGAAGAGTTAGACAAGTTGTTAAATTCCTAATATTTATTAGTGAATAATAATGACTCATGACCTTCGGACAAATTAAATCAATCATCGAAAAAAACTTGGTAGAATCCTACAAAGATTCATCAACTTTTAAACAAACCCTAAAAGAGTTCAAACATAATGTTTTGAAAAATAAATCTTTTTCTAAGATTTATTCAATATACGACGACCTTAATACACCACAAGGTTTGTCAGAAAACGATGCCAAAGAATTTTTAGAAGAATCTGTAAATGTAATTAGACATTTATTGGAATCTACTTCACTCCCAAACAACGGGGAAAAATCATCAAACATTTATCAAGATATTGATAATTTGGTGTACTTTGAGAACGTTAATATTCACGAGAGATTGTCATCAAAAAAGAGATTGATAAACAATCTTATGACTACCAAAAAAGGATTGACAGAAAGTCCTAAAATCCCCTTAAAATCGATGGTGTCAATTGCTAACCAAACCATTGGAAAATATGTGGACAGTTTGGACGAGTCAACTAAGAAAGAAGTATTCCATATTTTAGCAACGAAGAATGAAGATTTGGAAAATGAATTTGCGAATCTTAAAGAATCGGCAGTCAACAAATTGAAGGTTATCTTGTCAAAACAGGAAGAAGTTGATTTGAAAACCAAAATCACAGAAACAATCGAAAAGATTGAAAACGAAAAATTCGACCAAGTTAACTATGTTAAGTTGAAGAGATTAGAGGAGTCTATTCTTCTTGATTCTTGAATTTTTCTAAATAAGATGCTTTGATTTGTCGCATCCTTTTTTTGACAGATTTCTTTTGAAATTGCTTCAGAGAATTTAACTTCTGATTCTGTTTTGTTTTGATAACTTTCGACTTAAGCGTTTTTAACGCTTTTTCTATATTTTTATCTACTTGTACAATTAGCATATATTAGAAATATTTGGTTTATGTGGAAAAGTTTATTATGTTTTGAAAAAATAAACAGATTTCACTCTGAATATAAATGAAAAAAGGTAAGACGGTTAAACTCAACCAATATGAATCAATAAAGACACAATACGGTACGGTAGATTCAAAACAACTCAAATCACTCTACATAAACATACAAACATGGGTCTGTCCTAAAAAGGAGATGGAGAATTGGGAACGTGTAGTTGGTGGTATGTCACGTAACATCAAACACAGTGTATATGAAAGTATCAACAGAGAATTATTCGCAGAGAAATTCATCGTAGACTTAGACCTTAGAACAAGTGGTATCCAAGTAGAAAAAAAATCGTTCATGAACTTGGAAGTTAATTTATACACAAAAACAGAATTGGATTTCAAAGGTTCAATTCTGAAAGAGAACGTTAAAAAGATTATCCGTCAGATTTATAAGGATTGTGTTCTCAAAAACGATTATTTCACCTTTAGTTCCACCAAAGAGAAGGTAAAGACAAAAACAATCGAGTAACATTATATTTATTTGAAAAGAATATAATGAAAGATTTACACATTCTTGGTCCGAGAGATACGGGAAAAGGAATCCTTATCGAAATGGATGCGGGATATATTTCACCCAAAGACCCTATCAACGAATCATTTCTTAAAGAACAAAA